AAGCGAGCGGCGGCCCCGAACCGCCATAAAATCGGGAAAAACAATAACTGCGAACGAAGACAATCTCGTTCTGGCGGCTGCTTAATGCCGCCTCGTCGGCCCCGAGCCTCCTGCGGCGCGGCCAGCCGGCGTCATCAAAAGCAGGGAACCAGTTCGCTTAAGCTTTGCGGCGGATGGGATTTTATGAAGCTACTAAAGCGCTAAGCCTGTTTGTGGGCGTGGCGCAGAGGGAACGTTAAAACACAAACTGCGCTCGGAGATGCTCGTTTCGCCAGGTTTTCGGACAGGGGTTCGACTCCCCTCGGCTCCACCAATGGGGTATTAAACAAACCCTATTTCTTCAAAGGCGGCTTTGCCGTAGTGGTTTGGCTTTAATACCGCAAGAAAAATGGCTCTCACAATTATGCTGTGAGGGTCATTTTTTATGGAAATTGAGGGCCGGGAAGTACCCCCGACCCTTGTATTTGCCTTGTAACGGCCCATATTCGCGTCTTGTCCCGCTCGTGGTAAAAAGCCCTCCAACGGGCGGGCGACGCTCTACGGCCTGTTAAAAGTTCTCGACGATGTTTGCGGTCAGCGCGTCCCAATGCGGGATCATGGAGGCGTTGTTCATAGTGCGCCGGAATGTATCAAGCAGCGTATTGAACATATCAAGCTGGGCTTTTCCGCTGCTGGCGCTGCCCTGATGAGCTACAGCCCGCAATTCAGCGGCCAGCCGATCACCCGGCCCGTATTTTTCGCTCGCCTCCGCTGCGGCGCTTTCGGCATATTTGGCAATGACACGCTGCATGGTGATATTGCCCGCTATCTGCGCGTCCCTCATCAGGCTTGCATATTCGGCGCTCCGTAAAATGCCTGTTTTCAAAAGCTCAACTGTCGCCATGTCCAGCGCGGTCGGGTCAACGCTACAATCGTGTTCTACCGCTTCGGCAAGCTCCCGGCCAATGTTTTCGACTTCATTGATCTTCATTGCCATGCGGCGTCTTACATCCTCCAGCCGCTTCTTTGCCTCCGCGTAATCAGCCGTAGCGCGGGCACTCCTGTACGCATAGTCATAATCTGTCATGCCGTGACGTTGCGGGAGGTCTCTGTGCCGTTTTTCGGCCCTATCAAATTCGGTCTTTGCCTCTGCATATTCTGCAAAAATCTCTCGCGCCATGCTGTCAACGCGCTGCGCATAAGTGTTGAATCTTGACATATAGTTCCTTTCTGCCGTTTTACGGCTCAAAAAATGTTAAACTTCTAAAAGTGCATTTAGAAGGCCTGCCAGTCTGTCGTCACTGCCGGTAAAGCGTCCGCAACGATCCGGGGACATTTCCAGCATCTAGACGGCCTATTTGCCGACCACCATGCGTCGGGAAACGTCCGCAAGGGATAAAGTCAGGGACACGGTGTTCGTCCAAACAAGTACGTTCAGCAGGGCTAGCAGACGGCGGTCAACGTCGCGCCGCATGGTATCCATCTAACATCCGCTCGGCCTGTGCTGGGGTCAGGATTTGCCGCCCGTCCCCATCGGCCAAAGCATCGGCAAGGCTGAATGGGTCAAGGTCGGCGAGCCAACGGTCAAACTCATCCAACGAACAGGAAAGCGGGTCAACCGGGGCCATCTGTTCCAGCCTCCACCGCTCCAATGCGGTCAAGCGTGCGCTAATATCGCGCATCGGCGATCACCTCCACTCCATCTCCGCGCAGCTTGCGAAACAGGTCAAGCACCGTCTGGGCGCATGGTTGTGTCGGGTCATATTGTACGCGCCGCACATCGTGCGGAATTACAAGCTGATACCCATAAAGCGTTCGAGTGGTGCCGTCCATATGTTCGACACGAAAAGCCGGTATTTTGCTTTGCGGCAGGTTTGCAAGCCGGTTCAGCCTCGTTTTATATGAGCGCATCTTGTTCGTCCTCCTAAACTCTTTTCAAGTTCTTCAATTCGCTGCAAAATATCGCTTTGTTCGCCCAATTTCAAGGCCATCTCGATACTTGCTCGCGCTGCTGATACCCTCGCCGCTGGGGGCGCAGTTTCGTCCGCTGTAATATCAGCAAGGGCAGACAATGCACCGGTCAAGTGCTGCCGGGACTGACAGACGGCATTTTCTACCAGATCGGCCTGTGCCGCTCTGTATGCCCGCTGAAACGCCGGAAGAGCCCGGAATCGCTTCATTGTCCGCTCACCGACACCGGCCAGTTGTGCCGCTTCTTTCGCTGTAGGAGCAGCCAGGAGCGCCGCCAGCGCCCGCCGCTGCCGTTCGGTCAGGCCGTCCGCATCGGGGCCGTGCGGGGCCTCCTGGGGCCGCTGTGACATGGTATCACTCCTTTCTCTCTGCCCCGCCGTCCTGTGAGCCAAAATCAGCGGGGCAGGCATCTTCTCAATATCGCTTGTCCAACTTTGCCAGCAGTTCACCCGCTCGCAGGATTTCGGCGGGGGTTGCGTCTGCACTCTCAAAAACCTTTGTCAAGGCCAGCAGCGCCGCTCGTTTTGCCGCCGCCTGTTCCTGATACAAAGCCATCTTTGCTGCCTGATTTTTAATCCGGGTTTCCTGTGCTTTCGCTTTCAACTCTTCAGATAGCACCATCACTTACACCTCCTCTCATCTGCCGCGCCAGCTTTTTCCGGTAAGGGAGATACCATTGCACATTTCCAAAAGCCGGTCAATAATGGCCACTGCTGTGGTGCTATCTCCTGTTGCCCTGGGGGTCATGCGCTTTATCAACTCATCGGGCGCATAGTTCGTTGTAATGATGGTCGGTAAGTACGCCTCGTACCTGCTGTTGATGATGTTGTAAACCGTTGAAATGGCCCATTCCGTCGGCGGCTCTTTCCCGATGTCGTCAATCACCAAGAGAGGGACAGTTTTATAGATTTGCAGCACCTCCGCCTCATCTGCGCCGGTTTTGTTGAATGTGCGTTTGATCCGCTCCAGCAGGTCAATCATGGTCATGCAGATAACCGGCTTTCCATGAGACAACAGGAAATTAGAGATTGCAGCGGCAAGGTGTGTTTTGCCTGTTCCGGGCGGGCCGGAAATGAACAACCCATTCCTCCCCGGCTCTGGCTGCCCACGCTCTGGGAGCAGATTGTCAAAGCCCTCTGCATACCGGCGGCAAGCGGCCAGCGCCCGTTTATTTTCACCCGTTTCGATGAAGGTGTCGAATATCCGCCGCTGGAACCGCACCCCCATCCCGCTCTCGCCGACGATCTTGTTAACGTGCTCCTGGAATTTGCGGTTTTTCTCCACCTCGCGCTCCGCTTTCTCTTGCGCTATGCGTTCCGCCTGTGCCGCCTCATAAGCGGCTACGGCCTCCGGGCAAGTACAGTGAGTTGCAACAGGTGTCCATAGCACTTTATTCCCCATGCGGATCCCCTTGTGATAGAGGGTTGCCCCGCAAAATTCACATACCTTCGGCTCCGGAACGCCGGAAATTCCTTCAAAGTCGCAGGACGATACAAAACCCCGTGCGTCAGATGTCGGGGGCGTGGAACCCGGCTGTCCAATTCCGGTCATTCCCAGACTGTTGTCCAATAGTGCGTTGCTGAATGTTTCCATGTTCATCTCGTCTTTCCCAGGACACAAGCGCCTGTTTCCAATTTTTCATCTTGTTTTTTCCGATATACCAGCCTTTCGACGCATAAAATGCAACAAAAGATTCAGCGTCCACATGATAGCCCATTTCATCGCAGTACGTTTTTACATCTTCAACGGACGGTGGACAAAAGCGTGTGGACGGCTTGTCCGTCCCAATATTTGAAGTTGGAGTTGATATTGGAGTTGGTGTTGAAGATGTAGTTGGTAACGTGTCCGTGTCGCTCTGTAACGTGCCGTTGTCGGTGTGTTCGCGCCACGTTTCAAAATCCATCGGCTCGACAACTTCCTGTTTACAGCGGCGACAATAGGTCAACCAATCACCACGCGCCCGCTTATCTTCGTATCTTCGACTGTCACGGTCAATATCGGGCTTCATCAGTTCCCACGCAAAATCGAGAACAATGTCATCAAAGGACGGGACCTCACCCGTCTGTGCATATCTCATCGACGCCAAAAACAGAGTACCAACCTTTTCGACGGACAGTTTTTCCAATGCGGGCAGAATATCAAAATAAAACATCGTCCCCGGCTTGCCGCTGTTCATCCATCATCACCCCCAAACAAATCGCATTGCCCATCGAGCAGCATTGTTTCTGCCGCCCTTAGCGCTACCCGTGCTGTTCTGGTAACACGGCGATTTGCAGCGCATCGGCTGTCCTGCCGTCGCAAAAATTTGCGCAGCTCCAAAACTCCCTTGCTTCCATCATCGGGCAGAAAATACCCACGATCTGAGGCACAAATCGGCCGTTTTAGCCTCTCCAAATCAACCATAACGCGCAACTTGCGCGGGGTTACACCAGCCATCCGGGCCAGTTCCGAGCCGGGAACCGCGTGTTCCTCGCCTCTCAGCAGCAGCGCGGAAATACGTCCGTCGGGTTGACTGATTGTTGGTGCTGTGGTAAAATTACAAGTGGAAATAGCTGCTTGCCCTGCCGCCGTTTCCGCCTGTCCCGTTCCCGGTTGCCGCCGGGGATGGGATTTCTCTTTTGTGTTCATGCTCTCACCTCTTGTTCTTTTTTCCATGCCTCAAACTCTGCCGAATGTTCCTTGATATAGGACTTCACCCCAGCCAAAATTGAAAGTGCAAAGATTTTGGCTTGTTTGTCACTCATAACTTCCCTTCCTATTGTTTCAACAGCCAGAGGGTCAGGCATGAACTTCACCGTCCTTTAACGCTGCAATGGCGTCAAGAATCTGCATCCGCTGTTCGCTTGTCAGTTCCTTGCGAAACCACTTGCAGAATGTGTACTCACTTATTCCGATCTTGGCGGCAATTTCATACTGCCTGTATCGGCTTTCTTTAATAATCTGTTTAATGCTATAGTTCATCACTCGAGAATTTCCTTTCAGTTAATCTGAACAGGAAGTGCGCACTTCACAAGTTCTGACCATATTATAAAACGATTGTTGGTGTTGACTTTGGCGATTTTTTGTGATATAATTCATTGTATAGATACGAAACATTTTGCGCAGAAAGTCACAGGAAGTGAGTGATATTATGAGTGAAGAATTAGAGCAAGTAGTTAGTTTTGAAGTTGACGAAAACGGCATACTTGTTTATTCAACAAAAGGAGTATGGGGTTATTATACCAAAACCCTGTTTTTGTGTGAGGTCTTTGAAAAGCTGAACGATCATTTTGCTAATGGAATACCATGCAATGAGTTTTTTAATTATGAAGATCCTCACGGCGCATGGGTTCTATTATCTGACTATTTCCAAAAAACAAACTATTTGCAGAATGTTACACTAAAGGATTTTGAGGAATACCGCTCAAGATACAATATTGCACTTGATTATAAAAAAGGCGAACGCTCGACAATATATGAACAAAATGCAGACTCTCCCGAATCAGTTATCGCACTAAAGCGTTTTGCTTGTGAGCTTGATAAATGGCGCATATTTGATAAAGAGAGTGTCGATAATGCCCTTTTTAATCCAGACATTTTCCGTTATTACTCTTGCAGAAACATGATTGATTTTGTTTTTGCACTTGTTCATTACTGTGTGTATAACGACTATAAGATTACAAAATGCGCCCATTGCGGAAAGCTCTTTATTACTAAAAAAGGGAAAAAGAACGGTGAAGAAAAATACTGCTGCCGTAACTCTCCCTTTGCTGGATATGAAGAGTATCCCTGTAAAAAGGCAGTAAAAGCCATAAAGGATATGCTCGATAAAAAGCGCATTTCGGAATATGAGCGACTGAGAAACAGAGCAAAGGAATATAGCAGTTTTTCTAACCATACCGCACTATACAATGCTTTTTGCTCGACTTGTAATGAGTATAAAGAAAAGCTCAAAAGTGGGGCATCCGTTGCATTGCTTGAAGAATACAAAGCCTTTTTGTTTGATAGTCAAGGCGTTCGCCCCAAATATGAACGCATAAAGAATTGGTAAGGATGGTGACATATTATGAATGCTGTTATATATGCTCGCTTTTCATCCCACAATCAGACAGAGCAATCTATTGAGGGACAGCTTAAAACCTGTTATGAGTTCGCACAGAAAAACGGCTATACCATTGTAGGCGAATATATTGACCGTGCGATCTCCGGTACTACTGACGCACGCCCGGACTTTCTGCGAATGATTGAGGATAGCGCAAAAAAGGGCTTCCAGTATGTACTTGTCTATCAGCTTGACCGCTTCGCCCGTAACCGCTATGACAGCGCAACATACAAGGCAAAGCTCAAAAAGAACGGCGTGCGGGTGCTGTCAGCCCGTGAAAATATCACAGACGATGCAAGCGGCATTCTTGTAGAGGGTCTGCTTGAATCTATGGCAGAATACTACAGCGCAGAGCTTGCCCAAAAAATCCGGCGGGGCATGGATATAAACGCTGAGAAGTGCCTTTGCACAGGCGGCAATATCGCTCTGGGCTTCAAGGTTGCCCCGGACAAGCATTTCATAGTGGATGAAGAAACCGCCCCTATTGTGGTAAAAGTCTTTGAAATGTACGCAAGCGGTCAGACGGTCACGGAAATATGTGACACACTCAACGCACAGGGATATAAAACATCCCGTGGGGTTGCGTTCAATAAAAACAGCTTGCGGAAAATGCTTCAAAATAAGCGGTACATCGGTATTTACACCTATAAGGACAAGGAAATTCCCGGCGGTATGCCCCGGATTATTTCGGACGATCTCTTTTACAAGGTGCAAGAGGTTATGACCAAAAATAGAAAAGCTCCTGCCCGCTCAAAAGCAAAGCAAGAGTATATTTTGACAACAAAACTATTTTGTGGGCATTGTCGTGACATGATGACCGGGATTAAGGGATATTCCCACACGGGCCGGGCCTATTATTACTACAAGTGCAACAACGCCAAAAAGAAACAATGCGACAAGAAAGCAGTCCAGAAAGATTACATCGAGAATCTTGTCATAGAGGAATGCCGCAAGCAGCTGACACCAACGAACATTGACAAAATCGCCCGTGAAGTTGTGGCCCTCTGTGAACGCGAAAAGGATACCTCCGCCCTCAAACGCATTGAAAAACTCATACGGGAGAATGAGCGCAAGCAGCGCAATTTGATGAACGCCGTTTCTGAATGTGAAATTGAAAGCGTCAGAAAGTCCCTGTATGCGGAAATTTCCCGCCTTTGTACGGAACTAGACACCCTCAAGAGCGAATACGCCATAGAGAAAGCTGGTGCAGTGTCTTTGACCATTACGGAGGTTAATTTCTTTCTGTCCCAGCTTCGCAAGGGCAAGGCGGATGATTTGAGTTATCGAAAGACACTAATCAATGTATTTGTCAATGCAATCTATCTCTATGATGACAGACTGGTGATTTTCTTTAACTCCGGCGATAAGCCCGTAACGATTGACGATGATCTGTTAGGCAAGACAGAGGAAGGGGACGGGTTTGTTTTTAGGGCGTCTTGCTCCACCATTGGCGGAATTGTCCGCCCTCTTTGGGCTGACGTTCAGCTGGATCACAATGCGATCGTCGTATGCGATGACGCGGCGGATTAGCTGGGCGGCAGCCCATTTCTTTTCGCTATCCGTGCCAGATTCCAATGCGGCGCGCAGCAGGCGTACCCGTTCGAGGATTTCATCCGTATCAATTTTGGCAGGCGCAGGCGCTTCTGCCAATTCAATTTGCGCAAGCAAATCGGCCCGCTTATCTTCCAGGGCGAGCATTTCCTGCGCCAGCGTAGATGGCGCTGCGGCCCCAGCCGTGGAAATAAATTCCACCATAGAGGCCAGTTTGGCGTTGATGGATTCTACTTCGGCCTTTAATCCGGGTAGTTCCGAAGAGCAGTCGGCGCGATCCGCCTGTGCGTATTCGTCCGCGATAGCCGCTGCACGCAGAAGCATGGTTTCGTCATCGGATATCTGCAAAATGTAATCCCTTACGGCGGCATCGATTTTTTCAACGCGGATCCGCTTTACGCAGTTATCATTGCAGGCATAGGAGCGCTGCACAGTGCCATTCCGGTTTTTCCCCACGTATTTGATCCACATATGCTTTCCGCATTTGCCGCAGTACACCAATCCAGCCAGCATGTAATCCACCTTTGCGCGATGCGTTGCCCCGTGGCGCTGATTCATTTTCATCCGCTCCTTCACTTGCTTGAATGTTTCTTCGCTGATGATCGCAGGCATTCCGCCGGGGATCCGGATGATTTCATCCTCCGGTTTCTTTTGATGGTTATTGCGCTTTCCATCTCGTTGCGCAGCCGCTGCACGGTTGTATATGTACACGCCGGTATACTTTTCATTGATCAGCATATCGTGCAGGGCGGCCTTGGTAAATGGCTGCCCAGAGCGCGTGCAATAGCCATTTTCCGCCAACCGATCGATGATCGCGCCATATCCATAGCCCGTGGCATACAATGTAAACAGCATCCGGATCGCGGGCGCTTCGTTTTCCTCTATCTCATAGTGCCGGTTCGCATTCACGCGATAGCCATAGGGTGGGACGCCGCCCATGTGGATGGCGCCGCGCGCCATATCCATGGTGACGGAGCGCACGCGTTCCACCGTGGCTTCGCGCTCCGACTGGGCGAACGAGGCGAGGATGTTGAGCATCAACCGCCCCGAGGGCGTGGAAGTATCGATGTTTTCCGTGGAGCTGATCAGCGTGATTCCGTTGGCGGAAAAAATGTCCTCCACCATGACCACGGTATCGCGCAGTGAGCGCGAAAGACGATCCAGCCGCCAGACCAGCACAGCGTCGTGCGCGTGATTCCTGCACTGCTCCAACATGCGTTGCATTTGTGGGCGATTCAGATTTTTCCCGCTATATCCATCATCCACATACGTGGAAATATGTGTCGCGCCCTTGATTGTGGCCCATGCTTCCAGCATGCGCAGTTGCGCAGGGATGGAAAACCCCTCCCGCGCTTGCTCATCGGTGGAAACTCTGGCGTAAATTGCTATTCGCATAGATTCATCTTCCCTTGTTTGCAGAGTATACCGTTTCTGCCCACGCGCCGCAAACGACGAGGCTCCGCGCGGCATTTCCATTCGCGCGGAGCCAAAGCGCTTATCTTGTGCAGTCTCCGGGTCTCACTTGAAGCCGAGATCCGCCTTGCCGGTGTAGGGGGTGAAAACCACAGCGCCGTCTTCCACAATGAGATAGCCGCCGTTGCTCAAATCCAAATCGATAGAAGCAGGGTACTCGCCGGCAAAACTATCATAGTATTTATACTCGGCATCCAAGAGGGTTTCATTATGAATGATATCTTCCCATTCTGCAGAACGGCCGCTGGCATCCAGCTTGCTGGCATACGTGATCTCTGGGAAGCTACCGCTGGCGGCAGTGATGTTCCAATGCTTCGCAGGGATATCCACGCCAATTTCGTACACGCCAATGGGCACTTCGACTTCTTCCCACTCTTCCGTTTCCCACATGGCCATAGTCACTTGCTGGGATAGCTCCATGAGCTCAGCCAGCGTCATGCCGGAAAGATCGATTTCTGCATGCGCAGGTACTAGGGTGAGGGTGAGCAACAGTGCCAGGGTAAGAGCCAGTTTCTTCATGGGGATTCCTCCTTATTTTTGTCCGGCCTTGGCCGGAGATAGAACAAATCCGAGTTAGTGAGCAGACGAGAGGCATTGCTACTCTCTATGACTTGCGGATCAGAACGCAAGTTGTACGCAAGTTGTACGCAAGTTGTACGCAAGTTGGTCGCAAGTTGAACGCCAAAGACAGACGTAAAATTGCCGATGAATCACTTGATGATAAACCATCTCGCAGCACTGGTTTTGCCTATGCAGACCACTTTTCCGTCTCCCTTAAGTTCTTTCATCAGCCCTTGAATCTGATTGCGATTGAGCCCCGGCAAAACTTGCTGCAATTCTTTGAACGGAGTACCAACATCATTGTTTTGGCGGATGTGTTTCAGCAGCAGCTCCTTGTTGGTATCCCGATCCAGGCCGATGCGTCTTGTATGCACGCCGGTTTTGCCTGTTGCGGCATAGAGGCTTCTTGCAAGAACGTATTTCTTGCGACCGATATGCTCGACAATGCCCATCTCGATCAGCCGGTTCAAACGAGACTTCATCTTTTCGTTCAGCGGTCTTTCGTGGTACAGAGCGTCAACCACAAGGAAATCCTCGGTGGACAGCAGCTCTGCGCCTCTTTCGCTGATTCGGTTGATGACGGAAAGCATCGCTTTATCGAGGATCAGCCCGTTCAGTGTGACACTAACAAAGAAATCATCCGTCCCCGTAAAGTCGGGAAGCGGCTTTGCTTCCTGCACACTCAGCTCAAACATCAGGTTCATCCCTTGCCCGGAACGCTCCACCATGCCGCAAAGGGAAAGAATCTCTGCAATGCGTCGATTGCGCGGGAGCTGGCGATCCAGTATGTTGTCAAGAGTGATGCCGAACGGCAGCCCGCCGGGGCTTTCGACAACCAGTCTGTCGCGGAACTGGCGGACAAAGACGCTGCCGCCGAACTGATAATTTCGGTGGCTCACTGCGTTCAGGATTGCTTCTCGGACAACACGCTCATTAAAAGTCGCAATGTCAAATATGAAAAAACCTTCTTGATAATGCTGCTTGTCGTTCCGCAGATTGACAAGCTCCCATATGCGGTCATAGCAAGCGAAGAAGCCGGCCTTAAACTCTTCTCTCTGATTGGCAGGGCCCGACGCCTCGGAGGAGCGATACTCGAAAATGATCTCTGCTTGCGGCAAATACTTGATGATGGCCGCATTCGTTCCAAACAGGATCAGGGCGGCATACGTCACGCCCTCATCTGTTATTGCACCGCAATCGTGGAGAAGCTGCTGCGTTGAAAGGGCCGCGAGTTGCCTTTTTCCGCTTTTTTCTATCCACTTGGCGCGGAATTTTTCAATTGTGGTTTTGTCCAAGTCCTCGACCGTCGCTCCAGTGCAGATTGTTCCAGAAAAATCGCCGCCGCTTTCACTATAGATGCTGCGTCGCATATCCTCCGGCATGGGCTTCAATACGTCGCCTTCGTAAATCCATGCCACGCCCTCGTATTGCACCGGCAAGCCGATGGGGCGGCTTTTCACATCAAAGACCAACACTCGTTTTCCGCCATGATTGAGGATCTGGAAATCAACGTTGACTTTCAGCTTATCGATAAAGAGCGCCCGTGTGCGTTCAGGCTGCTCAAAAGCGTGGCTTCCAACTACCGTGCGCGGCCTTTTATCCGAGATGCCAAACACCAGCTTGCCACCGCCATCATTCGCCAAAGCACAACAACACTTTGTTGCCTCGCCAGCGTCAAAACGGTTTTTCGCTTCCTTGAACTGGATGTGTTCCCCCTCTTTGGCTTCCAGAAGGGCTTGAATGCTATCGGAATATGGCATAAGTTTCTCCTTTATCATGGCGCATTCGATACAGGAAATACCATGTATTCACACTTTGGCTGGCGCTCTATACCGCCCGGCGGGTCTCCACTATAGTTTCGCTTTGCACGCATTCACATATAAACAATCGGGCGCGATATCCTGCCCATCCGGCCACGAAACCGACAGCCCATCAATTTTCACTTAACCGGCAGAGCTCCCCCCCATAGCAAACTAAGCGATTTTTTCCCTTTCCAGATACGCTATGCCGCCATCGCGGAAATCATCCAGCGTATAGAACTGCTTGTCTGCCACATTCGTTATTTGCCTGCGGTTAAACCCATTCAGCCCATTCAAGTCTTCATGAACGACTACGCTTCTAAAAGGCAAAGTATGCTTTTGAAACGTCAAGCAGCTAATAACAACCCTTGACGCTTTTGCATCGCTGTTGACGCCAAACAGGTAAATGGGTTTATCCCCGGGGATCGCATAATCCACAACCAGTTCGCGGTCGTTTGTTGGGAACACTTTCTTCTGTACGTGATACGCTTGCAGATGCGTCATGACAAAATCGTTGAAGTATTCATAGAACATGGATTTCACCGTTTCCCGGCTTAAAATGTCGATGTTTGATACCTTGCTGACCAATTGGGCGTATTGATAAATCGCATCTTGCACATCGTTGGCGGTGGTATGGATTAACAATTCGCCATCGTCCAGCTCGCCGAGATTGCTTTTTACAATATCCTGCAAGACTTTTCTCTTGTTTCGCGTGGATATATCAAACGTATATGATACGCGCATGAGCGTATTGCCAAAATCACGTATGGTGATTCCATCTGCGCTGTCTTCGAGGTAGATAGAATACATATCCCCATCCTCGTGGAAAAAGGGCGCATAGAGACGGTAAACATTTTTTTGCACCTGTTCAAGGCCAGAGTTTTTTCCGAAAGCCCCTTGCAAGGATTCTTGAATTGTCATTGTTGTTCGCCTCCTTCTGCCGGAAGTTGCAGATCGTCGATCGACAGTTGCTTGTGAGGGGAGAAGTATTTTTCATATCCCATTATGCCACAACGCCGAAAAAAGTACAAGCGCGCGGAAATCAAATCTACATATTCCCCGGTGGTATCCGTTGTGAGAGAGGGATTCCTCTGCCTGCCGTTTTCGATATCTGCGACGGTCAAGGTATGCGTATGGGGATACGCATGATGCTGGGCAAGATAATACCCTGCGCGCGTGGTTCCGTGAAAACCATTGACGCGGAACAATAAAATATCTCCAAACATCAAGCCTATGGAAAAATCCTCCGGCCGAAATTCTGACCACGAAATAAATGCGGTGAACTGATTATCGGTTTCCGCTTCCTGTACAATAAATTTTTGCTGGAAATTCTTATTAACATGCACCGCATCCCGAGGTTTTGCCACAAAGACTTTGGGGCATGCAATTAAACGATTAATTTCAGCATCCGTAAGTACAATTTCTGACACAGAAACCACCTCTGCACGTAATTATGATGTTCCTACACCGTCCTGCGAATTTCGACGGCCACGCCCAGAATGCGCACGGGCAGGTCGGCAACTATTTTGTCAGATCAAACCAAATGTTATCGCCCATCACAATATATGGGACATCGTCAGTGCTGGTTATAATCGGCAGGAAAAACATGCCATTTCCACCTTCATACAGCGTGAGCATGTTCTCGCTATCGCGAATGGTTCCGGCAACAGATTCAAAATTCATCACTTTTCCCGTTCGATCTACTGCTTCAAAATTCCATTGGCTCAGCTCGATTTTACTGTTTTCGCTGTCTGCATCCAATAGATACATCTGGAAGATAGCTATTACATACTCCTTTCCCGCGCCGGGCTCAGAATTGAAAGGATTCGCCTCCATCACGAGGTCAAGAGCCTCTTCGCCTCGGATCACATCGTTCAAATAGAGCAAAAGTTCAAATGTTTCATCGCCTAAAGTCCATGCAAAAGCTACACCTTGCCCTGGAAAGATAGGATTGCTTCGGCTTTGGTCTTCAAACTCACGCGTCGTATCATATGTTGCAATGGATTCGCGCATGTTGTAGGACAGCAATGTTTTGATCAAGTCGTTTCGTTCTTCAGTGCTCATTGCACTGTAGGGATCCTCCGAGGTATCCGGTTCGGCAATCGCTGACGCACAAGTGAGGGTAAGCAGCAATGCCAGGGTAAGAGCCAGTTTCTTCATGGGGATTCCTCCTTATTTTTGTCCGGCCTTGGCCGGAGATAGAACAAATCCGAGTTAACGAGCAGACGGGAAGCAGTATCATTCTCTATGCCTTGCTGATTAGGTCGCAAGTTGGTCGCCTAGAACTTTCTCTTGAACGCCACAGCTTTCCCCAAAATGCGAATGGCATCACATTCTGGATACGTGAACACCATGGGAGGATATTTCGTAGCGTTTTCGGAAACAAGCTGCACGCCATTGGGAATGTGATATATGTGCTTTAGTGTTGCGCTATCGTCTATCAATACAACCCCTATCTCGCCATCGTTCACGTCGTCCTGCTGGCGCACATAAACGATATCACCATCATGCAGGAGCGGTTCCATGCTATCCCCCGCAATGCGCAGGGCAAAATCGCAATCGTTTGCCTCGTCATCGATGACGTATTCTTCATGTTCCTCGTCTGCGAAAATCGGCTCGCCTGCCGCAACATTGCCTAGAATGGGGATCTTGCGCCGATGAACCGGAAGGATGTTGGGAGGAAACGTTTGGTTGGCTGGCGAAATTTGATTCCTATTTTCCCGCTCTAGCAAATAGTCGATAGAAACCCCAAACAAATCGGCAATTCGTGCTAGCACGTCATTCGATGGAATTACGCCAGATTTTCCCTCATATTTTCCGACAGACGACCTTTCAACTCCAATTACTGCCGCCAACGACTCCTGTGTGTATCCGTGTTCTTTTCGCAGGCGTTTAAGCCGGTCTGCAAACATAGGCTACCCTCCTTTATTTGTATTATAGTGAACGAAATTCACATAGTCAATACAAGTGAATAAATTTCAGAATTTAACATAGAATCAATTGAAATTCTGAACGCTGTGCGTTATAATGTGAATTAAATTCAGAAAGGAGAGATCATATGATATGAATGGCCTTGCTCGGCTGCGCAAGCAAGCAGCGTTGTCGCAAGAAATCGTTGCCGCGGCGCTCAAGATAGATCGCTCAGCCGTTTCTAAATGGGAAACGGAAGCGGCATTTCCATCCACGAAAAATATCAATCGCCTTGCTGACTTATATGGCTGCACCATCGATGACATATTTGACGCAATTTTCGAACAACAAGCAACTCGATCTGATAAGAAGGCTGCCCAATAACCCGTCGCCATTTCTCAGGTGACTTCGCCTGGGACTGGCCAAAGAACATGGAGGTTATCCTTGTAGCCGCATAAGGAACACGGCCCGTCTGGAGCCTATCCGGGCAGAGAGGTGGTACACAATATGGAATGGAGAATCAGAGAATCATCCCGTGGGGGATTCATTGCAGAGTATGGAGCGAAGATAAAGTCTGGAGTTGAAGCAGGATATAAGCCAGGTTGTTTTATGCCAGCGTTTATCGTTTACGAGTCCGTCCGCTTTGATACAGAAAAAGAAGCGGAAAGATACATCAAAAGCAAGTCAAAGTAACCGATTCCCGCCCCGGAGGTCACGAAGTAAGAAAGGAGCAACCCAAATGAGTGACACGCCCCTAAAAGAGATCGCGCCCGAGCGGAACACGGGCGCGGACTGTCCGAATAAGGAGGAGGCCGCCCGATGACCGCCCGCGAGCAAACAACACTGCGCCTGCCAGCCGAGCTTCTGGCGCAGCTCCGGCAGCAGGCGCAGGAGATGGGAATCAGTGTGAACACTTTGATCCTTACGATCTTGAACGCGGAGAAAATCCATCGAGAGAAATTGGGCCATTTTCACTTTCAAAGCGCTCTATATGCTTTAAAATGAGTTGCTCAATTTCTTTGTTGGCAGAGCGACCGTTGCGTTCAGCGATGTACTTCAGTTTATCCATGGTTTCCGATGGAATGCGAAGTGCATAATGGGGGTTTCGGTGCGGGGCATTTGGCATAGCTATCACTCCTAGCTGTCATTGTGACACCATAATAGCAACTAAAGTTTTACAAGTCAAGCTATTGACAACACAATGACAACCACCTATAATATAGGCAACAGGTGGACAACCACCCATACCAAAAAGGAGAAGATGCCTATGCGCGAACGAGTGCGTTCCGGATTGAGAATTCCTTACGACCTTAATACCTGGCTGATACTTGAGGCAAAGAAGCTGGGCTACTCGAAAAATGCTTTGATTCTTCAAATTCTTCAAAGCTGGCTCAAAGAACACGAAGAAAGAAAGGAGCAACCCGAATGAGTACCACGAAAAAGAGCGCACCCGAACGGAACACGAGCGCGGACTGCCCGAATAAGGAGGAGGCCGCCCGATGACCGCCCGCGAGCAAACAACGCTGCGCCTGCCAGCCGAGCTTCTGGCGCAGCTCCGGCAGCAGGCGCAGGAAAGAGAGGCCAGTTTGAATGAAATAATACTCCACTTCATTCATAAGGGGCTTGAATCTGAATCTCGCCGTTTCGATTCTCATAATCGGCTATCGCCGCCTTCATGAGCATCTCCAGCTCTTTGTTGACGGAACGGCCATTGGAAGAAGCGATGACCTTAAATTTATCCATGATTGTCCGATCAACGCGCAGCGGATACGGGTTCGCCTGTGCCAAAGCAAACACCTCGTTTCTAAAAGATATCAAAATTATATCATGATCGGGCAGAATCATCAAGTAGTCAAAAAGATATCAAAAAGATATTGACAACGAGGCGCACGCGTGATATAATCAAGATATCAAATAGATATCAGAGGTGATTGAATGAGATTTTTAATCAGTGTCCCGGAGGCAACGCACAGCGCACTTAAACGTCACAGCAAGCGCATGGGCTATACGCTCACAGGCTTGATTCGAGAAATCCTCTGGGACTGGCTCAAAGAACACGAAGAAAGAAAGGAGCAACCCGAATGAGTACCACGAAAAAGAGCGCGCCCGAGCGGAACACGGGCGCGGACTGTCCGATCTGCAAGAACTACCGCTACAGCATCAATGACTTCTGCTGCAAATGCGGCAAGAGACTCAAGGATACCAGGGTGCTAGTGAACCGCTATGCGCCCAGCTGGCATGATTTAGTCTGCAAAAGCGGACACGGCCGTACAAAAGAGAATGCGCCTGATTGGAACGAGGGCGTGGACTGCACGTTCTGCCAGAACTACCGCGATATCGGCGAGAACTTCTGCGGCATCTGCGGCAAGAAACTCACGGAGCCCACGATGCCAATGAATTACGATTTGCCCAAATGGGGCGCTTTGGGCTGCGGAAGCGGACACAGCTTCAGCCTAACGTCCCATCAGCATCCACACAATGGGCACGATTTTGGCTATAGCTGCGGACACAGCTTCAGCATAACAATCCCCCATCATTCGCACAATGGGCATGTGCCAATGAGCACAGAAGAGATGCGCCAAGAGCTTATTGGAACTCCGATGGATCAGCGCGACGAAGAACCTTCACAGGGAAAGCAAGCAGATATTCCCAACGCGGGGGAATGTTCTTCGGAACAGGATATACCTCATAAAGATCTCGAATGCTTCTCCCAGACCAATACAAACGCGCCTGTATGCGCGCTCGACCCGGATCGAACGAGTAACCATCTGGATAATTCCAAAATGCCTCCAAAAGAGCCGAATCCGCTTTGAGTGCTGGCACCGGGGAACAAACTTCGTAAATCGGAAACGTTGTGCCGAAAAAATCGATCCACGGACGAATGGTATCTTTTGTGCATGCGAAGAAGGAGACAAATCGCGAGGGTTTCGTCGGAAAATCCGCAAGCCTTACTTCCTCGAAGAGATGCTCTATTACAAAGGATTGGAAATCCCCAAAGTCATCAACAGATACCCGGTTCCAATATCGAATTCCATGTTCCGACATGCCGAATCCCGCATTTAGCGTAGTGTTCGGTTGCAGGGAGCCGAGACGGTCTATATGGTAATACAGCATTTTATCTTCCCCATTCTTAGCGATAAATACGTATATTTACGTATATTTTAGCAAATGTTCCGTGGATAGTCAAGACGTAAAGGAGGAATCGCAATGACCCGCTTAGACGATATGCTGGAACGCTACGGCGAGGCAGCGACCTGCACCAAGGCTGCGCACATCATCGGGCGCAGCGCGCAGACGGTGAAGCACATGCTGGAGGATGGTAGGCTGAAATACGCCTGCGAGGGCACGATGGTGGACGTGAGATCGATCGCCGAGTACATCGAGCGGCCCAAGCAGATTGATTTCGAGGTGCGCCTGGCAAAGCGGCGTGAGAAGGCCGGTATCGAATGCGAATGGCATGTATGATAGAGGAGAATCAAAAATGGCTATAATTCTGATCGTTGTTTCGCTGCTGCTGGTGATAAGCGCGGTTCGCCAGTTGGCTTTCTACGCATCTACCCGAGCGATGCTCTGGTACCTGGAAACCGCGCACAGCGACAGCATCGACGCAGAAAAAATGAAGAAGCTCCAGACAATAGCGATTCGCCAGATCGTCAAGGAGATTCTTCATAGGAATTGATTGAGCTTACGCGGGGAGTTTAGCTAATGCAAACACGAACAAATTTTTGGCCGATACTTGTTAAGGTAGCTATGCCTTTTTCAATGCCGACTTCCTTAAACTCACTAGGATTGGAGGCGCATATGCGAGAGACTTCGCTATAAATGTCGCATTTAGAAAATGCTTCATAGAGGGCATCCTCCATAAACCAATGTGCATAATCCATTTTTATAAGCCCAAGGAAGGACAAAACTTCAAGGGTATTGGAAACCCTGGCATCACTCTGCACGATACCATTAACTGCTGTAACGTCACAGCGATATTCTTTTTTACCACCGCTAAGCAAATGTACAGAGTATGTACATAGTGGTAGCGGGAAACTTTCATAACTACGCATTAAAAATCGCGCATCGAAAGGAGATAGACTGCGAATGATTCGTGAAAAACTAGGATGCACATCACTTAACTTATCCGAATGGATAGAAGCTGCGATCAAATTGGCGAACATCTTACGCAGTTCGTCTTTGTCAACGCAGTATTGCGCATCGGACAGTGCGCCACAAACAACTTGGATATCAGGCTCAGTGCGCTTGTTTGCTGGAATATCTTCGATTTTTGATTCCAATTCTTTTTTCAACTGTTCCACACTTGCTGCATACCTCAGGCGTTTTTTCTCGGCTACGTTTCGAAGGCCACCAAAGATCAAATCCCAGCAATCGCGTATTGTTTCACCTGCGGTTTGGGTGATCGGTCCGGTAAGGTTGGAAATAGCGGTATCAATGGAATTGGGAAGTTTTTGAAGGGGGCTAGTATCACTCATGAAACATTTTCTCCTTTGCAAGATTCGTTATAGATATGCCTTAGCAGCATGTAGGTTTTGGACAAGCATAGTGCGTGCCCTAGATTGTATTCTAGCACACTCTAAGCGCAAATGCAAGTATAGCGATAGATAATGAATAGAAAAGTGACACAAAAATGGAGGAGGAACGTATATGGCCATCATTCCGATCGGAGCAAGCATCGACCGCAAGACTGGCAAAATAACGCCGTTTTACGGCGAGGTATCCGAAGAGGAGGCAAATGCCTTTGTGCGCATGCTGATAGACACGGGCGAGGCGTTGCGCCAGGCCCGGGAAAAAGGACCATCCTACCTTTTGGATGTGGATTTCCGCAACCGCAACCGCAATCCGGAGTGAAAAACATGGGAGAAAAAATCGCGCTCTTTATCGCCGGTGTGGCGGCCGGGCTGGCCGCATATCGCTGGATCCTGTCTTTCGCCTGCGGGAATATGCACTACACCATGTGCGATATCTGCCGCTACCGGCAGGAAAAAGCCGCCGGGCGGCGGGAAAAGGGCTAGCCCTTTTTCTTCTGCACCGGCGGCGGAGGAAGCTTCTTTGGCTCTGAAACGGAACCCTGCACGATATCCTTATTCTGCGTTGGACGAGCAGGAGGATTCGGTTCTTTGGGCGGCTTGGTCGTGAGCCTCCTGCTGAAAAGCGGCTAATTCCGCCAAGCCAGGAGCTGTTAAGCGGTCGGAACCAGTTATAAGAAGACAGATTCCATTACAAGATACCATGAAACACAATAGGGATAGGGAGGAAAAACCATGCTATACGTTCTTGCATTCGCCGCAGGGCTTGCGGCAGGGGCCATATTGGCGGCGGTATCCAACCTGCGCTATTTGCGCGCGGATGAGGCTGCGGAAAAGCGGCGGGCGCGCCTGCACGACATCCATTTGCAGGCATTGGAGCGCACAGTACACACGCTGGTGGCCGAAGACGGGCAGGAGATCACGCCGGCGGAGCGGGCCATGGTGCGGCAATACCGCATTATGTATCAGGCGATGCAGGATGAGAAAGGGGACGCAGTGCATGGGCGCGGATAAAATCCCCTATCGAAATCCCGAGGGATACGCGGATCCCACCGCGCACGACGCCCTCGCCAGCATCGTACAGGCCGAAGAAGCGGCGGATCAGCGGTGCATGCTGCTGATCCGCGTGCTCAAGGGCACGATCGAACTGGCAGGCTTTGAACTTGCCGAGCGGATTGTCGTGCGCGACAAGGCTACAGGACGGGTGTACCGGTGACGCTGACAAGAATGGGGTGAAGCCAAGGTGGATGAACAATGCCGCGGCTGCCGGTGCGAAACCTGCCGCTGGAAAGGGGCAGGGAGCCTGTGCCACTACAATGCGTATGGACAGGATTCCAGCCGCTGCTCGCAGTGCATGGAGGGTGTAAGACGCCCAGATCTAGCGGCATGGAAGGTGAAAAGCTATGCGTGCAGAGGCTACGAGAGGCGTTATAACGCACGCCAACGCGCATCCAACGCACGTGGGATAAGCGCGCGTTGAAAGGGGCAATTATGGATGGATCTCTATCCACGCTCCTCGCGAGGGGAGCGGCTGTTCAAGGCCTCCATGAGCGCCTCGGTGCTGTGGAACGGGCCGCTAAAGGGCATTCCTTCGAAGATGTTCACGGCGGTGGACAGGTTCATGCCCAGGGCGGCAGCAATGGCTTCGGCGTTGGCCTTTACCTCCTTATCCACGCGGACATTCAGATTGGTGACCTCCACGGAATCATCTCCTTTAGAAGTATGCGCACGAAGCAAAATATTTTGCACAGGAGGATAACATGGAAATCAAGCTCAATGAATTTGCCAATGAAGTGCACGGAACCGCACTGGTCCATGGCTGGTGGGATGATTGGCCGAATTTCCCGGAAATTGTTGCGCTCATCCACTCCGAGCTCTCGGAGGCGCTGGAAGAATACCGCAAAGGCCGGGCAATGATCTGGTACGCATGCGAAGAGGACCAGGACTGCCCTTTGATTTGCAATCCGCAAGACGAACACGATTGCCTAAATTATGGCCGGGAAAAGGAGTGCAAATACCGTAACCCCAAGCCGGAGGGTCTGCCGGTCGAGCTTGCCGACGCCATCCTGCGCATTTTGGACTATTGCGCTTGCGTTGGAATTGACATTGAAGAGGCGCTGAGACTTAAGCATGCGTACAACAAAGGAAGACCCTACCGGCACGGCGGGAAGAAGTGCTAAAAGCCATGAAACGAATTACATCCAACAAAAGCTGGGCAGAGGCACAAAAAGCGCTCATTCATGAAGCTGGGTACAGCGCCATATGGCAGCGGCTGAACCAGATTGAAAACAACCTTGGCGATGTCTATGAGCCAGAAACCCTGCGGCCCGCCCAATGGATGGATAAAAGCGTGCAAAAGCCCACCAAAGCGGACGCAGATCCCTGGGGCTGTATCCTGCTGTGGGACAGGCACAATGGCGTGAAGGTATGCGCATGGAACAACGTGCAGGAGATCAACCGGGAGCCGGTGACACACTGGATGCCCGCTCCATATGGCCCGAGGAAAGGGGAAAATAAATAATGAAGAAACCCATGGCGAACATTAGCCGCGCGACGCTCTACCAGCGGATTCGCGAACGCGAAGCGGCGCGGGATGCAGCACGGCAGGATGGGGACGAAAACACCGCCGCCGTGCACGAGCGCATGATCGCACTCTACCGGCTGCGGCTGGCAAAGTTGACAGAAGAAAGGAAAGAAAGCCATGAACATCCAGGCGATTCGCACCGCCTGTAAAAGGCGGGGCATATGCACATTGATCACGCACGCAGCAACGGGACAACAGTGGATCAGCGACGGCGCCGGTGCATATCCCGTGGAGGGGATCGAGATCAGCAAAGCAGCGCTGCCCGCCTTGTGCAACTTTGACGCCGATGAGCTGGGCAAAATCTCCTTGAGCGAGGCCTTAATAGCCGATGACCGGTTTACGCTCGAGCCTGTCACCCATGAGCAGGATTGTGAGGATCTAGGGCTGGTATATGCGCTTGGTCAATTGTTTCGGGCGCTGCGCACACCCAATGGGATCCTGTTCATCGAAGCCGCGGAGCTGCGGCCCGCCGAAGGAAAAGAAGGCATCGATCGGTTTGCCGTTCGAGAGAATGAAAACGGAAAACTGCTGGCCGCCTACAGGGGCCTCCTGGCCAAAGCTCTGATCGTCCCTACCTCGCCGGGAATGCACAGTCATATCATGGATGCCCTGGATTCCTTCCTGCGCATCGGCGCAGATCGCACCTGGATCAACAGGTCGTAACGGTTGTTTCTTATTATATAGGCTCCGTTTTGGGGCCTATATCGGGCTTGTATGGGGTATTCACTTTTGGACGGCGGATGGTTCTCCCTTGAGGGGTGGGGTGACTGCCGTGAGGGGCGGGGACGCTCCCCCGCCCCTACGGCGGCCCAAACGATAGAGCACGCGGGAGGCTGGATATGAGATACAGCACAGAGGATTGTCTGGCACTGTTCGATACATCGCCAGGCGGGCAACTGGAAAAGGGCTGGGCGGATGGCGTGCTCTGCCAGCGCACCAAAACCACCCAGGCCGGGCCGATGGTATACTGCGAATGTTATCCCATCTGGAACACGGCTCGGAAGGCGGACGCCATGAGTGAATTGCAAAAGGAGCGGCACCGGGAGGCACAGCGCAAACTCAACGAGAAAAATGCCCGCAAAAAGCTGGTGCGCAAGATCAACGCGAATTTCGGCGAGCGGGATATCGCGTTCACGGCCACCTATCCGGTCGGTGGGCAACCGGCGGATGAAAAGCAGGCATACCGGGATATCCGCAATTTCCTGCGTCGCATCCGCACGATGCGCGCCCATAAGAATTTGCCGGAACTCAAATACGTGTACATCACGGAGGTGACGGAAAGCGAACGCTATGGCCGGCGCTATCACCACCACGTAATCATGAGCGGGGATGGAATGGAGCGCGAAGAGATCGAGGCGAGCTGGATCCAAAAGCACAAGGGGACCTGCAACACAAAGCGCTATCAGCACCAGGCAAAGCATTGGAGCGGATTTGCCCTATACCTGCGCGCAGACAAGCGCGAGCGCGGACAGTACCGCGCCATGCGGCGGCGGTGGTGCTGCTCGAAAAATCTCATGGAGCCCAAAATTACGGTGGCGGATAAAAAGATCAGCATCCGCAAAGCAGGGCGCATCGCCATAGCCGTGGAGGCAGACGCGCAGGCAATCTTTGCAAAGCTGTATCCAGATTGCGAACTGCTGGAAATAGAGTGCAAAACTTCGCCCTGGGTAACGGGCGTGTACATATCCGCCGAATTGCGGCGGAGAAATCAGGGAGGTGGTGGCGATGGGCTTGAAGGCCGATAAGCTGCCGGTGCCTTCGGAAAGCACCGAACAGCGCAATCTATTCGCCTGGGCGGCGATGCAGAGCGCGGCATGGCCGCAATTGCGCCTGCTCTATCATGTGCCCAATGGCGGCTACCGCACGGCAGCGGAGGCCGCACGCTTTCAGGCGGAAGGCGTGCGGCCAGGCGTGCCGGATCTTTGTTTGCCCGTGGCGCGCAAGGGATACCATGGACTGTATATTGAACTCAAGCGCAGGCGCGGCGGCAGGGCTAGCGAAGAGCAAGTCTGGTGGCTTACCCAACTGCGGGATGAAGGATACTGCGCGGCGATCTGCTGCGGCTGGGAAGAGGCCGCGGCGCACATCATGGACTATTTGAGGGGGTGACGGGATGAATGCCAGAGCCATTTTGGAGGAGCGGCGCAAAATCGAGTTGGAAGTGCGCGTGCTGCGGCGGCAGATTGAGGCATGCCTGCCAACGGGCGCGCCCGCCGGATACCGTTCTGCCCCGCGGGCTGAGCGGATACCGGGTACGGATGAATACACGTACATAGCCAGCCGCACCAACAATCCCACTGGCGCGGCCTATCAGCATGCGGATGGATACGCCGAGGCGCTGGAACGGCTGCTGCAGAAAAAGCAGGAGGTACTGCTCGCGGCAGAAACGTGCATCGAACGCCTTGGCGACAGCGTGGCGCGAACGATCCTGCGGTACTACTACTGCCTCGCCTGGCCAGATGATAAAATCGGCCACGAGCTGGAATGTGATGGCCGCACCATATGCAAGCGGCGGCATGCCGCGCTGAAGTGGCTGGATATGCAATAGGCACACAAAATCATTGTTTTGCACACATCGAATGTGCTATGATGGCATCATGGATAGGTGCGGGAGGGATGTTTGTGGCGGCGCGCGGAAAACACTTTTGCCGGCATGCCGGTTGCGCGGAGCTGGTGGCGCAGGGCCAATACTGCGCAAAGCATGCGCCGCTGCATACACGGCGGTTCGACGGCCGCAAGAACGCAGCAGCGCGTGGATACGATGCGCGCTGGGCAAAGTTTTCGCGCTGGTATCTCTCCGCGCCGGAGCACCAGTTTTGCGCCCTGCGGATCAGTCCTTTTTGCAAGGGGAGGGCGGAGTGCGTGGATCACATTCGCCCACTGACCGGGCCGAACGACCCGGCGAGATTCGACCCGGACAATCTGCAGCCCGCATGTCTGGCATGCAATACGCTCAAGGGCGCAAGGACGATGCGGGGCAGGTATAGCGGGGCGGAGCTGTAACGTTTGCAATGTCTGCGGCAAAAAAATCTCGGCTTGACGGCTTGCGTCGCTCGATTTTATGCGCTTTTTTGCATGCTTTTTTGCAGCCCGGCAGCAGGCATAACGGCTATGGGGGTAGGGAATCCCTACAACTTCCGCCGAAAAAACCGCCGCCGGAGTCTCGTACGAAATTTTTTCCTGAAATGCCGGGCTAAAAAGTTGCCCGAGGATAAAGGCAAAGGGGGTGAGAATATGGCGGGACGGCCGCCGAAGGCGTTAGGGCTGGTGACGGGGCACCTTACCAATGCGCAGAAAGAGGCGCGCGCAGCGGCGGAAAAATCCATGGCCACGGGAAAGCCCATGAAGAAATGGCCCAAGGTCAAAGAAAATCCGCTGGCCAACAAGCTATTTGGCAAGCTGGCCGCGGCGTATACGGCAATCGGCATGAACGACGCGATGCACGAGGCCGTGATCAACCGCTATTGCATCATCACCGCCGAATGCGAGGCGCTGGAAACGCGGCAGGAAGCGCTGCGCGCGGCACAGGAAAACCAGGACGCAGAGAAAACGGCCCAGCTGGAAAGCGCCATTGCCAAAATCGATGCGGCGCTGAACGTGCGGCGCAACATGCTGCTGGCCATCGAGCGGGAAAACCTGCTCACCATTGCGAGCAAGCTGCGCGCGGTGCCCAAGAAGCCGCAGGAAAGCGAAGAAGAGGATCCCATGGAGCGGGTGCTCCTACAGGGGCGGCGAGGCGGATGAGATTCGACAACGACGCCGCCATGCACGCAATCCAGTTTATCCAGTGCCTGAAGCATGTGAAAAGCCCGTGGACGGGCAAGCCATTTGAACTACTGCCCTGGCAACACCAGGTGATCAGCGACGTATACGGCACGATGAACGAGAGGGGTCTGCGGCAATACCAGTATTGCTATCTGGAAATTCCCAAGAAGAACGGCAAAAGCGAGTTGGGCGCGGCCATCGGGCTCTACCACACGTTTGCAGACGGGGAGCAATACGGCGAGGTGTACTCCTGCGCGGCTGACCGGGCAAACGCGAGCCAGGTGTTCGATGTGGCCGTAGCCATGATCGACATGTGCCCGCCGCTCAAAAAGCGCACAAAGCTGGTACTTTCGCAAAAGACCATCACGGACAAGGTGAGCCGGACGATCTACAAGGTGCTTTCGGCGGAGGCGTATTCCAAGCACGGGCTGAATCTCAGCGCGTGCATTTTTGACGAATTGCACGCCCAGCCCAACCGTGGCCTTTGGGACGTGATGACCACCTATGCGGGCGACGCGCGTGAGCAGCCCATGTGGTACGTCGTAACCACGGCGGGCGACGACGTGGATCGCAAGTCCATCGGCTGGGAAGTGCACGAAAAGGCGCGGCGCATTCTGGCGGGCGAAATCGTGGAACCGCTCTGGTACTGCAAAATCTATGGAATTGAGCCGGACTTCGAGGGCGATATCTACGACGAGGATCTTTGGCGGCGGGTGAATCCTTCTCTGGGCGTGACGATCGATATCGAGAAGGTGCGCCAGGCCGCGCTGAGCGCGCGCAACAGCGAGGTGGAAGAACGGCTGTTCCGCTGGTTGCGGCTGAATCAGTGGGTGCAGCTCAAAAGCGAAGGCTGGCTGCCCATCACGCTATGGGACGAAACCAGCGAGGACTGGACGGAGGCGGACATGCTCGGCCAGGAGTGCTATATCGGGCTTGACCTTTCGACCAATGTGGACATCACCGCGGCGGTGCCTCTATTCCCACCGCGCGGCGAGCGGGACAAGTGGCGCTTTTTGACGCGCGCATGGATCCCAGAGGCAAACATCGCCGCCCGGGTAAAGGCCGACCATGTGCCCTATGACCGGTGGGTGCGCGCCGGATATTTGAGCGCGACGCCGGGCGATGTGGTGGATTACGGCGTGCTTGCCAGCGAAATCCAGCTGATGGAGCGCAAATTTCGGGTGAAGCACTACTTTTGCGACCCCTGGCGGCTCGAATACATGAAGCAGCTTTTGCCGCCGGAAATCCAGGCGAAATTCATCGAGATCCCGCAGAGCATGAGCGGCATGAGCTGCGGCATGCAGGAGCTGGACAGAATGTTCCGCTCGCGCGAGATCAGCCATCCCAAGGATCCACTGGGCCGTTGGAGCTTTGGCAACGTGCGCGTGGCCGTGGACGGCAACGAGAACATGAAACCCATGAAAAACAAGAGTATTGAACGCATCGACCCGACCGTGGCGCTGATCAATGCGATGGCAGGCGCGATTAAGCTGGAGCCGCGCAGGAGCGTGTACGAATCGCGCGGCATGCGGGCGATTTAGGAGGCGGAAATGATACTGAAACTTTTGGGCCGGGAAATCGAGATCCGCGCGCCGGCCAAAACAAAAGCGCCGCGCAAAATGGCGCTGGCCGCGGCGGACGGCGGAGAGGGCTGGACGGCCTATTTGAGCGGCGCGGGCTACGACGTTTCCCCGCTGACGGCGCTACGGGTGAGTGCGGTGTTCCGCTGCGTGGACGTGGTAGCCAAAACGATGGCATCGCTACCGCTGGTTTTGTATCATGAGACGGAGCGCGGCAAGGAAAAGGCGCGCGAACACAGGCTCTATCCAATTTTGCACGCGCTGCCCAATCCATACACGACGGCTTATAGTTTCTGGCACATGTACGTAGCCAACCTGATGCTCACGCGCGGGGCGTTCGCTCGCATCGAGCGCGACGCGGGCGGCTATATAACGGCGCTGTGGAATGTTCCAACCGGCGCGGTGAGCGGCGTGCACATCAACCCCGCGACCGGGGAGCCGTATATCATCGTGAGCGGGGAAGATGGCACCACGCAAACCCTGTACGATGGCGATTTTATGTATACGCCATCGTTTTTGTTTTCGTCGGCCGTGGATCCCATCAGCCCGGTGGCGATCGCGGCGGACGTGCTGGGGCTGACGATGGCGCTCAACGGATATGCCAAGAGCAGCTTCGAGGCCGGAACCAATCCGGGCGGCTTCATCGAGCATCCGGGGCAGCTTTCGGACGCGGCCTATGCGCGTTTTGTGCAATCCTTCACGGAAAAGTACGCGGGCATCCAGAACCAACACAAATGGCTGTTCCTGGAAGAAGGCGCGAAGGCACAGCCCTTTGAGCGGGACATGGAGAAAACGCAGGCGCTGGAAAGCCGCAAATTTGCGGTGACGGAAGTGTGCCGGATGTTCGGCGTACCGCCCCATTTGGTGTACGACCTGGACAGGGCGACGTTTTCCAACATCGAGCAGCAGAGCATCGAGTTTGTGCAAAACTGCATTTCCCCCATGGCCGTGCGGCTGGAACAGACGATCTACAAGGATTTGCTCAACCCGCGCGAGCGGCGGCGGTATTTCGCCAAGTTCAACGTGAACGGCCTGATGCGCGGCGACATGGCGGCCAGAACGGCCTACTACAACAGCGCGCGCCAGAACGGCTGGCTGAGCGGGGACGAAATCCGAGAGCTTGAAGACATGAACCGCATGCCGGACGGGCTCGGAGAGCTGTATCTGGTGAATGGCACCATGAAGCGGCTGGAAGATACAAACGCGCAAACGGCAACCCCTCAGCCGGCTTCACCGGAAGCTCCCCTTACACAGGGGGAGCCTTTATGAGCCACGGGACAGCGAAAACAACCCATAGACCCCTTGCAACGACGGCAGAAGGGACGAAGGAGGACAAGAAGGAGAAGGCATGAAAAAATTTTGGACGTTTCAGGCGCGCAGCGACGGCATTGGAGAACTGTATCTCTACGGCGAAATTGCGGACGCGAGCTGGCTGGGCGACGAAATTACGCCGGCGCAATTTGCGCGGGAACTGGACGCGCTGGGCGAACTGCGCGAGCTATATGTGAATATCCACTCGCCAGGAGGCGACGCCTTTGCAGGCATTGCCATTTACAACATTTTGCAGCGCTGTCCCGCGAAAAAGACCGTGCGCATAGACGGGCTGGCGGCTTCGGCGGCAAGCCTCATTGCCATGGCGGGCGACGTGATCCAGATGCCAAAGAGCGCCACCATGATGATCCACAACGCCTGGGCGCGCGCATCGGGCGATGCGGCACAGCTGCGCAAGGTGGCGGACGAACTTGACCGGCTGGGCGGGCAAATGGCGGAGATCTACGCCTGGCGCACGGGCGTGGAGATGGATGCAGTGCGCGCAATGATGGACGCGGAAACCTGGATGAGCGGCGAGGAGGCATGCGCGGCGGGGTTTGCCGATGAGCTGGTGGACGGTGTGCAAGCTGCCGCCTGCGCCGGATGGGATGAGACGCTGGCGCGCTACGCGCACGCGCCGGAACGCCTACACAAGTGCGGGCACGTACACGCGGGCGACAGCCCGGCGCGCGACGCGGTATTGGCGGATAGCATGGGAATCGCGCCGCAGAACGCGAGAGGGAGCCAGGCTCCATTGACGGCTACGCCGGCCGGAGCGGCGCGGCAAGCAAATCAGGCCATCCGCGAGCAGCGAGAATGGCTTTGGGGAATGCGAAAAAAAGTGAACGGAGGAAACGAGTGATGGCAAAAATCTACGACCTGATGCAGGAACGCGCGGCGCTGACCGCGCAGATTCGCGAACTGATGAACCGCGTGGAGGACGCGGAGTTGGGCGCGGAGGATAAGGCAGAGCTGGCCAGGATGGAGGCAGATTTCGATGCCCTGAACGAACGCATTGCCCGCGAGGAAAAGCAGCTGGAGCGCGAGCGGATGGCAGGCGAAGCGCAGGCTGCACAGGCGCGCAAAAAGCCGGAATCGGCGGACGAGGCGGGCAGGCTGTTCGCCCGCGCGCTTTCCGGCAGCGCGGCGGCTATGCAGCAGTACCGCGCCGCAGCGCCCACGCTGGGCGACGAGGATCAGGCGGGCGCGCTGACCGCGCCCATGCAGTTTGTGGAGCAGCTGATCAAGGGCTTGGACAATATGCTGTTCATGCGCCAGATTTCCCACATTACGCCGCGCCTGGGCGCGGGCCAGACGTTGGGATTTCCCTACCGCGCGACCGAGGCGGCGGACGCGGAATGGGAAGGCGAAGTGGACGCGGCGGCAGAAGAAACCACGCTGGCCTATGGGCGGCGCGAATTCAAGCCCAACCGCATGGCTAAGCTGATCAAGATCTCCCGCACGCTGGTGGGGCACGCGCCCATGGCGGAGGGCGTAGTGCGGGACGAAATGATGTACCGCATCGCCATCACGCAGGAAAAGGCATATATGACCGGTACGGGCACGGGCCAGCCGCTGGGGATTTTTACGGCGAACGCGAACGGCATCCCGACCACGCGCGACGTGTCCACTGGCAACACGCAGACCGCCGTGACCTTCGACGGATTGCTCGAGGCAAAGTATGCGATCAAGCAACAGTATTGGCGCGAGCTAAATTGGGTGATGCACCGCGACGCGGCCAAGATGCTGGCGAAAATCAAAGATAGCGACGGGCAGTACATCTGGCAGCCGAGCGTGCAGCTGGGACAGCCGGATTTGCTGCTGGGCGTGCCGGTGCGCATGAGCGAATACGCGCCGAACACCTTCACGGCGGGCAAATACGTGGCCGTGCTGGGCGACTTCCGCTATTACTGGATCTGCGACGCGGATCCGCTGACCATCCAGGTGCTGACGGAACTGTACGCCACGACCAACCAGATCGGCTATCTGTATCACTACTTTGGAGACGGCGCGCCGGTGGTGGGCGAAGCGTTTGCCCGCGTGGCGCTGGCCGCAGCAGGCTAAGCCTATGAGGATCCTGATGTACGAGACGTGCGCCGGACCGCAGGGCGTATGGCGCGCTGGCGATATCGTGGATGTGCCAGATGGCGATGCGCGCGCATTGATTGATGCCGGATGGGCGGAGGCCGAAACGGAAGCGGTGGAAACGGCAACCCCTCAGTCGGCAACCCCTCAGTCGGCTAACGCCGACAGCTCCCCTTGCACAGGGGAGCCTTTGGGCGCTACTTCGCCGCGCGCAGCGCGAAATCGGAGGCCGAGAAGCGGCTGAAGTGGCGAGCACACGGAGCGAAGCGAAGTGCGCAGTCGAAGGCCCGAAGGGCTGAAGCGTCGAGGGGCGCACGAAGGCCGCCGCCAG